TCATGGTGCAGTTCTGGGACGCGCCGCGCCTGGTGAAGGTCGGCGGCACCAACGAGCCGATCTCCGCGAAGGCGCTCACCGCCGCCGACATCGCCACCGGCACCGACATCCGTGTCACCGTCGGCACTGGCCTGCCGCAGTCGCGCAGCGCTCGGATGGCGGTGGTCACCGAGTGGATGGACAAGGGCTATATCCCGCCGCAGATCGGCCTGAAGGTGATCGAGGCCGGCACGCTCGGCGACGCGTTCAAGCTGATCAAGATCGACGAGGACCAGGCGCTCCGCGAGAACGTGGAGATGACCGACCTGATCACCGAGGACGAGTACAACCAGTGGATGCTGGAGCAGGCGCCCGCGCCCGTCGACCCGATGGGCGGGATGCCGATGGACGGCGGGTTCGGCGCGGCCGAGCCCCCGGCGGTCGCCGAGCAGCCGCAGATCGACCCGCTCACCGGCGCGCCAGTGCCGCCGCCGATCTTCTACCCGGTCAACGACTTCGACAACCACCCGGTGCACATCGAGGTGATCGAGCGGGAGATGAAGTCGCAGCGCTGGAAGACGCTGGAGCCGTGGCGCCAGCAGGTCATGATCGAGCACCGCGCCGCGCACGTCGCGGCCGTCAGCGAGTTCATGGCCCGTCAGCAGGCTCAGGCGGCAATGGCAACCGGCAGTGTCGACGCACAGAATGGCGACGAACCCGGCTACACTGGCGGAGAACCGGCCGCGCCTGCGGCACCGACTCAGTAGGAAGCCGAGCATGACTGACCCGCAGATCCCGTACACGCCCCCCGCCGAGCCGGCCGCGCCGGCCGCCGCCGAGCCCGCCGCCCCAGCCGAGCCGACCGACTACTCGGCGCACCCGGTCTGGGGCCGGGCGATCGAGGGGATCCCCGAGATCCTCCGCGAACCGCTCTACGAAACGATCCGCGAGTCCGAGCGCGAAGCCCAGGCCGCGATCGAGAAGGCCCGCAACGCCGGCGTGCCGGAGGAGTGGCGCGGCCTGTATGAGGAGGCGAAGGGGCTCGGCCTCAGTGTCGACGACCTCGCCCGCGCCTACCAGGGCCAGACCGCGCTCGCCGAGCTCATGCAGTCCGACCCCGACGGGTTCGTGAACGAGCTGAGCACGCAGATCGACCAGATGGTCGCGAGCGGGCAGCTCACCCGGGCGCAGGGTAACCAGGCGAAGCAGGAAGCTGCTGCCGCCGCGTCCGAGGTGACCGACGACCTGCTCACCCCGGAGCAGAAGCAGCTCCGCGAGCTCCAGGCGTGGAAAGAGCAGCAGGAGCAGGCCGCCGAACAGGCTCGCCAGACGCAGCTCCAGCAGCAGCAGGCCGAGCAGATCCGGCAGCAGGAGGAGGCCGCGTCGAACGCCTACTTCGACGCGTTCGACCAGGCGATGGAGCAGACCGGGTTCCTGACCCGCGACCCCGCCGACGGCCTGCTGAAGTCCACCATCCCGGTGCCGACCCTGCAGCTCATCGCCCGCACCGGCGCCGAGCTGCTCGACGCGAACCCGCGGATGCCGCGCGACCAGGCGATCAGCCAGGCCACTGAGCAGGTGCGCAAGATGATCGAGGCCACCGGCGGCAAGCTCGGCCCGGCGCCGCGCCCCACCACCCCGGTGATCGGCGCCTCCAGCTCGGTGCCGACCGGGCAGCCGGCCGGGCAGCCGACCGGGCCGCGCACCATGCAGGAGCGCATGCAGGCGGCGCTCGCCGAGGCGACACGCCAGCAGGCGGCCGGTTAGGAGCCCTTCCTTCCTGCTACGATCTCGTCCAGCATCGAGTTGCGTACAGCCCCCTCCCGGGGCCAGGGCCAGCGGATAGCTAACTCCTATTCACTGATCACGAAGGGAGGGGGCTAACTCATGGCCACCTCGACACTCGCACAGGCGGACGCCGTCCTGAAGGTCGGCTACGGCGACATCCACGAGCAGCTCGACAGCTACACCGTCGCGCTCAACCTCATGGAGCGCGGCACCAAGCACATCACCGGCGGCAACAAGGAAGCCCAGTTCGCGATCCACACCAAGCGCAACTGGGGCATCGGCTCGCGGTCGGAGGGTGAAGACCTCCCCGCCGCGAAGGCGAACAAGGATGCCCGCGCCACGGTCGGCCTGAAGTACCACTACGGCCGCATCCAGGGCACCGGCCAGGTGTTCGCCCAGGTCGAGACGAACCCGCAGGCGTTCGTCAACTGGATGGATCGCGAGGTGAAGGGGATCGTCGAGACCCTGAAGCGCGACCAGAACCGGATGCTCTACGGCGACAACACCGGCACGCTCGCGCTGCTCACCGCCGCCGCCACCGGCGCCACCACGATCACCGTCGACAACGTCCTCTGGTTCGAGGAGGACATGGACATCGACGTGCTGACCGCGGCGACGCTCGGCAACCCGGTGCCCACCTCGGGCATCGTGTCCGGCACCATCGCCACGATCACCGCGATCGACGAGGTGGCCTCCACGGTCACCATCTCGGGCGCCACGATCACCGCGGCGATCGGCTCGGCGGTCGTGCTCGCCAGCCGCGTCGGCTCGACGAACACGAACAACTGGAAGAAGGAGAACGAGGGCCTCGGCTCCGTCGTCTCCACGACCAGCACCCTCCACAACATCGCGCCCGGCTCGGAGCCGCGCTGGAAGGCCGGCTACGTCGAGAACTCGGTGGGCACGCTCGCCGAGATCGACCTGACGCACCTCACCCAGGCGATCCACCGCAAGGGCACCAAGGTCACCGACCTGCTCACCACGTACGGCGTGGTGAACTCGTACTGGAACGCCCTGCAGGGGCTCCGCCGGTACGACGGTGGCGAGAAGCTCACCGGCGGTGCGACCACGCCGGTGTTCCAGTCCGTGTTCGGCGACCTGCCGATCACGACCGACTGGGCCTGCCCGAAGGGCACGGTCTACGCGGTCAACCGCGACGAGTGGTACATGAACCAGCTCGGCGACTGGAAGTGGATCGACGAGACCGGCTCGCGCTGGCAGCAGGTCGAGAACAAGCACGAGTTCTCCGCCACGGTCTACAAGTTCGCGAACGTCGGCGTCTACCGTCGCAACGCGTTCGGCAAGCTCACCGGCATCACCGAGGTGTAGCAGCCGCCAGCAGCACCGAAGCCCCCCGGACACTCGGCGTCCGGGGGGCTTCGGCTTCCCAGTGGCGCACTTCCCCCAGCGCGTCACAGCCTCGGCAGAGGCGAGCGCGAGCCTACGCCCAAGTCGGCCGCGCGGCAAGTAGTCTGCTGCACATGGCAGACGGCGACCTCTCAATCATCGGTGGCAGCATGTTCCGCGAATTCGGCGGCGTGCCCCGGCCGATCGCGCCCGGCGATGCACTGCCGTTCGCATCCCTCGACGAAACCGGGAAGATCCCCGAGTCGCAGGTGCCGGATCGGCTGACCGATGCGGGGATCGCGGCCACCGCGGAGACCGTCGCGGCCCCCCTCGCCGATTACGTCTGGGCGGGGGATTCGCTGTCGGCCCAGGGAGGTGGGACCGGAGTCGCCCCCGGCAGCTTCCTCGCCACCCTGACAGGCGACTCGGTCAGCATCGACGCCGTTGGGGGCGAGACATCTGCGGGGATCGCCGCGCGCCTGAACGCGCTCCCCCTTCTGGTGACCCCGGTCGGCGGCTCGCTCCCGGCGTCCGGCGCGGTCACCGTTACGTTCACCTCCCCCACCGGAGAGACGGTCTGGCCACTGCTGCAGGCCGCCGGCAACCCTGCGATCGGGAAGACGTGGGTCGGGTCGATCGCCGGAGTGGCGGGGACGCTCGCGCTCGTGCAGCCGTCCGGCACCTCGGTGACACACCAGGTCGACGACTACTACACCTTCACCCGTGCTACCGCGGGGAATGCGATCCCGCTGCCCCGGGCCGTGCCCTTCATCATCGACTACGCCGGAACGCATGAGCGGAAGTTCCATATCCTGTGGCCCGGTCGAAACGACATCGCCGCCACAACGCCTGACATCGACCAGATGGTTGCCAACCTGCAGGCGATGGTCACGAAAGTCACCGCCGACCGTGGCGACTTCCTCGTCCTCGGGGTTATCAACGGGGCGAGTGAGGGAACAGCGACGACGCTTCACACGAACGCCACCGCGTACAATGCCCGAGTAGCCGACCTCTACGGCAGGCGGTTTCTCGACATTCGCAGAGGGCTCATCGACCACGGGCTCGCGATCGCCGGGATCGCCCCCACCTCACAGGACCTCACGGACATCGGGGCCGACCTCGTACCAGACTCGTTGCGCACGGACGCCGTCCACCTCGAAGTCGCTGCACGAGAGGTTGTCGCTCAGCTCGTCTACGAGAGGCTGCAGGAGCTCGGCCGCGAGCCCCAGCAGGTCGGGCTCCCCGCCGAGTCGTTCACGATGACCGACACATTCACCAGAGCAGACAGCGCTGACCTCGGCTCCGGGTGGGTTGCTGGGCATGACTACCAGATCGTCGGCAATCGGCTCACCCGGGTCGGCACGTCCGTCACTCCGGCGCTCCTTCTCCCAGACGCCGATTTCGGGTCGACCGACATGGAGGCGTCCTTCGATGTCGTGTCCCGCGGGGGGTCGACGTCGGTGGGGATCGCCGTCCGCTACCTCGACGCCAACAACTTCATCGGCGCCCGGATCAACAACCTCACGAACGTACTGATCTACAAGATGGTCGCAGGGGTGACCACGAGCCTCGGTGGCGCGGACGACCTCTGGACGGCAGACGGCGCCCAGTTCACGGTTCAGGTCATCGGAAATACCATCACGGTGCTCCGCGACGGCGTGCAGATCATCGCCGTGACCACTGCCGTCCCGGAGGTTTCGGCGGCCACGAAGGTCGCCATCCGCACCGCGTCCGCGGCAAGCAAGCCGGTGTTCGACAACTTCTACGCGGCTGGGCTGTAACGGAAGGGCCTAGCGCTGGCCAACTGTATGATGACATCATGAACCTCAGAGACGCCGCCGCCGAGCACGCGCAGGGCCTGACCACCGAGCCGCAGAAGATCCTGAACATGATGCTGCGCGACTTCGACCCGTACCTGTCGCTGCGCCGGATCCCGGAGACCGACCCCGCCTTCCTGCCCGGCCGGGCGCAGAACCCGCCGCACGAGTTCGGCGTCTGGGAGGAGACGTCAGCCGCCACCACGAAGTGGGTGTTCACCATCCCGGAGGCGTACGTGCTCTCCCCGGAGACCGTGCTCGCGCGCGTCGTCGCCGGCGACGCGACCAAGCTCACCCCGCGGCAGCGCGTCGAGCTCCTGCAGAAGGCGAACCTGGCCGCCAAGGCGGCGAAGGACAAGTACTGGGAGGACATCCGCGCCGCACGACGCGAGGAGATGATGTTCATCGCCTCCAACGGCAAGAGCCGAATCACCCATACCATCGACGGTGAGAAGATGATCGTCGGCGACACCGTGCGCCGCGCCCGCACCCACATCTAGGAGCCGTCGTGCCGGAGACCTTCAGCTACACCGGCGCGGACCTCGCCGCCGAAGTCAAGTCGCAGTTCGGTGACACCGGCAACGTGCAGATCACCGACTCGCTGATCCTCCGCTGGATCAATAACGGGCAGCGCGACATCGCGAAGTCGAACCCGTGGAACGAGAAGGTCTACATCACCAACCTGGTCGCCGACCAGGCGACCTACGACCTGTCCACCCTCATGGCCGCCGAGCGGGTGCAGTCGTACTCGTCGATCGTGGCCGCCGACCAGGTGCTGCAGGTCATCCCGTGGGCGGAGTACCTGTCCACGATCCGCGGCCTCGACGCGCCCACCGGCAGCAGCCGGGAGCCGATGTACGCCTCCGAGTACGGCGGCCAGCTCACAATCTGGCCGACCGCGCCGGAGTCGGTGGTCTCCGGGCTCACCATCTATTACGTCGCCTGGCCGGCCGACCTGGCCGCGATCGGCGACGCGCTCACCGTGCCCGACCGCTTCTACAACGCGCTCGTCGACTACGTCTTCGCCCGCGCCCTGCAGCTCGACGAGAACTTCGAGGCTGCTGCCGCCGTGCAGGAGTCGCACGACCGCGCGCTCGCCGGCGAGATGCAGCGCGACAAGATGAACCCGACGGACTACTACCCGTCGATCACGTTCGAGGATCGGTGGAGCTGAGATGCCCGGCACCCCGTACCCGCTCGGCCCATTCACCGCGGGGATGAACAACATCTCCGAGGAGGCCACGGTCGACGACAACCAGGTGACGCTCGCGCGCAACCTGGAGCTCGATTTCGACGGCTCCTACAAGAGCCGCCCCGCGATCGTGCCCGAGTACGACTCCCCCGTGGTCGGCCAGCAGGTCGACGCGCTCGGCTTCTACGTCCGCGACGACAACGTGACCTTCCTGGTCTGCACCACCGACGCGAAGACCTGGATCTGCCAGGTCGACACCGGCACGTGGACCGAGATCTGGTCGGCGAAGGCGTCCGGGTTCGCGCAGTACGACAACCACATCGTGCTCTGCTCGGAAACGGTCGCCGGCATCCGCTGGGAGGGCGGCGCGGCCACCGCGATCGCGACCATGCCGACCGGCAGCGACATCGTGCTCTACCAGTCGCGGTTCTGGATCTACGGCAAGCGCGGCACCGAGTTCCAGAACCGGATCTGGTTCTCGAACATCACCACCGCGGACGCCTCGCCGACGTCGATCTGGGACTGGACGGTCTCCACCGACTGGATCGAGGTGGCCAAGGGCGACGGTGAGTGGATCACGCACATCGTGCCCGACGTGAACGCGATGCTGATCTTCCGCAACCGCTCGTTCTACCGCTTCAGCTTCCCCGGCTCCCCGTTCGACGGCTCCCTGTTCGAGCAGAACTCCACCATCGGCGC